TCTAAGTTTTCAATACTCTTTCAAGATTTCTAATAAGGTCTTTAAAATAAAGTATATCATAAATTTATCCTTTTTTCCATCCTTTTCAATTATATTGGATAAATCAGAGTTGACGAGTTAGTAACTGAATTACTAATACTCAATGAAAATCAAAGAGGAAACTAGCCGCAGGTTGCTCAAAGCACTGCTTTGAGGTTGTAGATAGAACTGACGAAGTCAGCTCAAAACACTGTTTTGAGGTTGTGGATAGAACTGACGAAGTCAGTTACCTATACCTACGGCAAGGCGATATTGACGTGCTTTGAAGAGATTTTCGAAGAGTATAATCTTTCTCGAAGCGCTTTTGCCCCTTTTTTTGCCCCCTAAATACAAAAATAGCCCTTCGGAAAAAATCCGAGGGGCTAGAAACGTTGTTAAATCAACGGCCGAACTTTTGAGTTTCAAGGTTCGATAAAATAGTTCACTGAACTATTTTATTTTTTCAAGTTGTAGAATGATTTCAATCCACGGTATTCTATTTTAGAGTTTTTATATAAAACTACATGAGTGCAAACCCTTGTAAAATAAGGGTTTATACGTCATAAACTACATATATTTTTTACCGTAAAAATACAAAAGTTTACACCTTATGCCCCTTTTTTGCCCCCTGTTTTTATTATTAACAAAATGGCATTTTTGACAATAATACTCCACGATTTCCTCTTCCTATTCTTCAAGAAAACGCTTTTTTGAACAATAGGATTTAGATTTCTGTTTCTAATCATTCAAAATGCGTGTTTTTGAACAATAAAAAAACCGCAAGCCTGAGCCTGCGGTGAAAGAACATTTTAGAAAGTTTTCCTTTCATTTTATTTTTTAAAATTATTTAGTCGTAATCAAGCCTTCTGGCTCTACTGTGAACTCTGGCTTATCTGCCAGTGTTCCATCTGGTTTAATGTAGTACCAGCCTGTTCCGTCTGCTGACTGGATAAAGGCGTTAGATACCATAGTGCCGTCTTTACCGTCTAGGTAGTACCAAGTCTGCTTATGCTTAATCCAACCAGTGACCATCTTACCTTCTTCATCGAAGTAATACCAAGCATTATTGATACGAGCCCAGCCAGTTGCCATAGCGCCTGAGTTGTCGAACCAGTACCAAGCGTCCTTGTAGTTCAACCAGGCACTGCGTTTCATGAATCCTTTGTCGTCGAAGTAGTACCAAACATCATTGATTTTCTCCCATTTATCGATTGGATACGAGCCGTCTTCACGAACCCACCACCAGCCGTACTGGTTCTGTTGCCAGCCTGTTTCAACTTCTTCAGGCGGCACGATATACCCAACGATTTCATCTACAGAACGCTCATTGTAGCGACAAGGGCCACCTACTTCTAAGTAGTCCCAATTGCCATCGATATTCTGCTCAATCGTCTTGATAGTATATCCGTCTGAATCCTCATAGACAAGGCCAGTATGCCCGTAATTGACACCGTCGCCAGCTACGTAGGATTTCACGAAGAACCAACCAGCCTTTGGATAGTCAGCGTCATACACGACTTTCAAGCCTTGAGAACGTGCTGACTCAAGCAAGTCATAAGCATTGCCCCAAAGGGTCACACCGTACCAATGACGAATCCCGTAACAAGGTACGTCAGCGCACTGAAAGCCATAAGCTCCATCGTTATCCACTCCATCGCCAGCGTTAGCTTTATCGATGAAGAATGGAATCATTTCCTGTTTTTTAGACATACTTACTCCTTCCAAGCGTCATTCATCTGCTTCACGGCAGACTCAACAAAGGTATCCAAGTCCTTATCGGTCATACTGATATTATATTTGGTCAGCTCAGCTCTAACTTTATCACGAGCTTGCTCTAGCTTTTCATCACCTTTAAAGCCTGTCTCTTGAGCTACTTGCTCTACTGCATGTACAGCGTTTTTGGCTAGGATTTCAGCGATTTTTACCGCTTTCTCTCCGCCTTTTTGAATGAGGTAGTCTTTAATTGATTTGACCGCAATCCCTGCAAGGATTGTTAAAATCCCTGTAGCGGATGCAAGAATAATTTCAGTAATTTGTGTCATGTTTTTTCCTTTCTATTATGGTAATGTTGTTGGCCATTCGTCGTCAGTGTAATAAGAGATAGTACTAACACGAATATCTCCAATATCGCTATCTGTTGGTACTGGGTTTAAGAATTGGAATCTTAAATGATTGGCGTCTGCTGGATTACCAATATACCATGTGCCGTAAGGTATTCCGCTATCATTGTATATAGAACCAATTAATGAATTAGGGGTTTTAAACCCTTGTGGAATTCCATCATAACCTAAAACAAAAACGTTTCTTTCTCTATCGCTTTCTTGAGATTGATATCCTGCCCCATCGCGTCTGACTATTCCAAACCAACCCCATGACAATCCTCCGAATTGATAAACGACCACATCGTTAACTCGTCTAATTTTAACAAATGAGTTTCCCAGTTTCGATACTGTATTCAACGTTCTCCAACCAGTGTCACCAATCAGAACCCTCCAGCCTGTGTTGCCGTTTCCGCTCTCTTTAATCCACTTGAGAGCGCCATTCGTCGCATTGACATCTACATAGGTCGTCCCTATTTCAGCAGCAATACGCCCTTCTGGTGAGCCTGCGCCACGGATTTCATGCCCTACGTTGTCTGGTAACGGTAGAGTGACATTATTACCCCCGACGATGCCGAGGGTATTTCCTGTCAAGGTAAGCCTTGGTTCAGGCTTTTGGTTCAGCACCTTCACATCACGGCCTACTGCTTGAGCGAATTCCTCAAAATTGCTCATAGTCATCACGCTTTCGCTGCGTTATAGGTTGCGACCAGGTCAAGGTTTGCAAACTCGTCAATACGACGGCCGAGATCAGCCAATTTTTGAACGACTGCGCCCTCAGTATCGCCACTCATACCTGCGATCATTGTAGCAATCTCTTTCAGTGTGTCAAGATTTTCAGGGACACCGTCACCTAAAATCTCAGCTTTCACTGCTGTTTTAGCTTGTTCGATAGCCTGCGTTAGAGTAGCGCTGTCAATCTTCGTATCGATTAACTGCTTCAGCGCTTTGTAATCCACTCCCAATGCTTGAGCGAATGCAATCCATTTACTTGTATCCATAATTTTTTACACCTTTCCAAGATTATAATACGTGAGCAAATCTGGGATTTCTTGACTTGCTCCACCCTCGCCTACAGTTCTACCTGCAAGCTGTTTTTCGACTTCTTTTGCAATATCCAGCTCTTTTAAAGCATGGACTTCCTCTGTGACCAATTCTTTATCTGAAGCCACTATCTTGATATGTGTCTCTTTGTCGCTTGGGAATATATACCCACCAGCGCTAATCTCTAAGCGGTATTTACCGATTGGCAAGATAGTGTCCAGATTAAAATTCACGCCTGAGTTTGTGACAGTTACCCTCTTCTTCCATTGGTACTTGCCCATGGTCAGACTAACGACCGCCACCTCCCCCTCCAGAGAGGGGACAGCTCGATAATCTTCGTCTAAGAGGACAAATCCAAAGGTGGAAGCCACATCACCCTGTTTAATGAGGTAACCGCCATCGACCTGTGCGAGATTGGTTGTATTAAGATTACAGACCATTCTGCGCCCCTTTCTTAAGTTTTGTTTTGAATCAGCGTTTTCAACTCTCTCACATCTTCACCTAAAGATTTAACCTGTTCTGCAAGTACCAAGATAGCCTTGTTCTGTTCATCATGATTATCTAGTCGGCTATTTGCTGATTCTTTAAATTCACGTAGGTTCTCAATGTCTTTTTCTATCGCGGTAATGCGATTTTCCTGCTTTGTAGCTCTATCTTTCATCGAGAAATACAAGATAATAACAGGAATCATAGAGATTACGAAACGAATAACGAGGTGTTCAAATTCTACCATAGTCACCTCCATTATTGGTTAGGTGCAACTGTTGTAGCAGAAGGTTCTGTTGATGTAGGAGTTACGGTAGCTGTCGTAGAAACTGCAGTTGCTGGTGCGACAGTCGTTTCTTGAGGCTCATACTTCCACGCTGCGCCTGTTCCGTCCATTTCAAGACGGCCGTTTCGAGCAAAATCGCTGACTAGTTCGCCATTATACGTGAATTCACGGTTAAGCTGAATCAAGATACGCTTGCCTTCTCCGTCCACTTCAACGTGCGCTGGATCTTCGATGGTAATCAAGTCGTGTGCCATGTATTGCTTACCAACCTCAGCGAGTGGAATGAGTTCAACCAATTCCTTGTAGTTGGTTCCATAAGCGATTGTCTTGCCTGCTACAGCATTTAAAACGACCGCATGGATGATTTTACCATAGCGGTCTGTCTCTTCCTGATTGTGCTTAACTGCTTGGTCTGTAGCCGTCTGTTTAGCCTCTGTCTCAGCCAATTTCTGCTCTGCCTCTTGAAGCTTGGCTTGTGCTTGCACAATGGCATTTGTCGGGTCAAGTTCTGTCCGAATATGGTCTAATACCGCTTGAACTAATGTAGCTTCATTGTCCTGCGTATGGTCGCCTGGCAACTCACATTGCTCATAGCTATAGCGTCCATTGTTCTCCATCTTGATTGCGACTACTGTTACATTTTCTGCACCTTTTAAATAAGGTTTAATTGCTACTTCGTAATTCATTAGTTAGCTCCTTTCATTTCAGCTTGTGTTTCGTCAAATAACTCTTTGAGTGCTGGGCTATATTCCAGCACTGCCTTAAAGGCCTGCAATTCAGCCAAAGTCAGCGTATAGCGTGCCTCTAAATGCGCACGATTCAATTCGCCCTCAGCCAAACGGTTAACGAGTGACTCAGCGACTAGCTTGTCGATTGTGTTATTATCCATGTATGTTCTCCATTTCTTTGATTTTCTGGTCTAGTTCTTGGATTGCCTTCAGCAAGTAGGGGACGAAAGCGGTATAGTCAATGTGCAGATAGCCATCTGGATTCTCAGGGTCTCGTGAGATAACTTCTGGAATGATAGTCTCAACCTCTTGCGCAATCAAACCAATTTCTTCGTGTTTCTTGCTTTCTATGAAATCAAATGCGACCATGTTTAGTCTGTTGATTTTATCCAAGGCTTTCACAGCCGTGTCTGTGATGTTCTCTTTCAAACGTCTGTCTGAAGATACATCACCCCAATATTTCACGCTACCGCTACCGACTTGGTTCCACCAGACGACCGCATTTCTTCCGCTTTTTGGATTGGAACCGTTACCGTAAATATCTGCATCGCCCAAATCGATCCCGTTGACGAAGACAGGCGATTTTTGAAATTTAGTCATTCCATAGAAGTTAGCTGCGGAGCTCTCAGAAAAGTCAACTGTACCGAAAAAGTTAGCTGTATTCTTACAATACATCTGCCCATCTGTGTCTACATGCCAAGAGTCCGGTCCTGCTTGGCTCCAGTTATCGCCCCAATTAGCCCAGAAAGCTGTCTTGGTGCCATGACCAGCACCATTACCCATACCGACCGAGAATTGGTTCACACCAGAAATCCAGTGTCCACCTCCGTTGTCAAACTGACCTAAGGTGAAACCTCCAATTTCACCTTGATAGGCTTGTAGGAATGTCGAACTAGACACAACAGATTCAATCTTGGTTGTGAAGATTTCCTTAGATGTCAGCTTGTCAATCAAGGCATCTCTAGCGGTCAGGTTCTTGATTAAGGCATCATCTACGCTGATTTTATCGCCTGTAATCGCACCAGCTTGGATATTTTCAGCAGTCACAGAGCCAGCTGCTAACTTCCCAGCAGTTACAGAACCATCTACCAACATATCCGACTGTACACGAACGTGTGGAGCGATGATATCGACCCCTCTCGGACTCGCGGAAATGGTAGAGGCTAACTGCTCACCAGTTAGAGTAGTAGAGCCGATGGTCACACCTTCAGATGTCACTTGTACCCTCGCACTGTTAGCAGCGTCTCGCACTTCCTGCCTGATTTCTGTGGCAGTCTGAGCGATGGCGCTCTTGACATTTGTATCAAAGAATTGAGTTAGCGCCCCTTGATTGTTCTGCTGGATTTTGCCCCAGAGAGTACTGTTCGGGTCTCTCAATTCCAGTTCTATTGAGCGCATGTCCTTGAAGAGACCTGACAGGGTACGTTGCGTTACAGTAGGCTCCACAAAGCTAGTAGGAAAATCTCCTTGCTCTAGCTGGATATCCGTTAGCACCGTGTCTCCTACACAGCCCATATGATGAAGTTTTAACAGCTCATCTCGTGTCCGTGGCTGAAAGACTTTGTAATACCGTCCGTTATGCTCAAGAGCAGGCGACCGAACGTTTTGAATGGTAATATCCATGTGTTACCTCCATGCTGAGTAAAAGCTCATATAAACATCTCCATTTGATGAATTAAATTCCCTCTTGGCTTTCTCAAAATCTTCAGTATTTCTGAAACGGGCTTTAATATGGTTTTCTCCATACCCTCGTTCTAGTGTTACTGGAATAACATTTGATTCAGTTTTGCCAATGAACCGAACTTCGTCAATCGAACTGTTACTGAAACCAAATGTATAATCATAGATATGCATTACATTCTCTCCGTAATCAGGAGAGGTAAGGACTCTTTTGCCAAAAAGTTCTAAAACTCGTTTTCTTTTTTCCCAAACCAGTTTTGTTCCTACATAACGCTGAGTAACTTCCTTGCCACCCACGTAAATTCCTTCTCTAGCCATACTACCTCCTACGTACTACTGTAGATATCATAGATAGTATTACTATCCTTGTTAGCAATCGCGTCATATTGAGACCTTGTACCAGACCAATATTTCATTGGTTGCCCACTGTTCTGGTTGATGATGTTCTGACCAGGCGCTCCATCCGCCCCTCTAGCTCCTGCCGGTCCTGCTGGACCCGTTGCACCGTCGCTAACATTGTCAAGCCGTGTGCTAGCAGCTGCTTTAATGCCGTTGTGCGTTACAATGATGTAGACCTCAAGCCAGCCTCCTGAACGCTGAGAAGCATTCCACTGGCCAAACTTTCCATTTGCATCAGGCGTTTGGCTCAGCAAGCTTTGCCAGTTATTATTCCCAAAACCTCTGTAGTAATAATCAACAGTATAGCCACTGGTTAACCGTGTTCCGTCATAGTAGACGTCCGCGATCAAATTCAACTGACTAGTCGCACCGTTTCGATAGCTTCCCTCGATACGAACATTGGCATTTAAGTTATGACCGTTATCTCCTCGCAAGCCTTCCCTCTGTTGACTCGTCAGGTTCTCGAATCGCATAACACCGTCCGCTCCTCGTGGTCCTGTTTCCCCACGTTCGCCACGGTCACCTTTTGGTCCAGTCAGGTATTGCAGGGCTGAGAAACGGTCACTGCCATTTCCGACCTTAACCTTACCAGTGTCGCTCTCGATACCTAACTCGCCATCAAGTAAGACCAGAGTGCTACTTGCCCAATCACTCGCTGACATACGCTTGTGTTGTACCCTTACTGGGATTGTCTCCGTCATGTTCTACCTCCGTCAAAAATAAAAGTTGGACTCTCGTTCCAACTTCCGTCATATCTAGCATGTTGCCCATCAGCAACAGTCCTGTAGAGTGGTACTAGTTCAATCCGTCTTGTCTGATTGTCAATCGTCACAGACTGCTCTACGTTCTGATACCAGTCCCCTGAAAAGGTCAGACGATAGGCACCGTAGTAGACTGCTAAGACCTGCTCCTCTTTCTGGGTTAGGTCTTTCTCAATCGCTGGCATGACTGTATTATCAGGCGCTAAATGAACGCGACCGCCATAAAACGGTGTCTTATTGACCACCACAGTCACATCTGTCTTGCCGTAAGGCGTACAGGTTGCGGACCAGCTGATGACGTACTGCTTACCAAGTTCAAAGCCCTCTCCATTGTGACCAACCTCTACAAAATCCGTTCCATAGCTGATTTTCTTGGCCGTGCCACCATTCAAGCGGTTCTTATTGTACTGGGTATTGCCGTCACCACCAATCAGGCTTGCATTGACCCTTGCAGTCTCACTGACCTGTTCCAGTTTCTTACTCAGTTCAGCGATGGAGTCCGCACCACTCATCAGTTCCTCACGGATTCGCTTCACGAACTCAGGACGCTCTTTCTCCATTTCTTCGTGAATCTTAGCGCCAAATTCTTCGGCATTTGCTTTGTATTTTTCGATAGCATCATCTATCGCTTTTTTACGTTTTTCAAACTCTGCTTCAAAGGCTGCGTCTGCTGCTTCTATCTGCGCTTGGATTTTCGCTTCAATGCCATCTTGTTGCTTAATCTGCTTGGTAATCGTACCCTCGTAAGAATACTGGGTGTCGTTTCCAGCCTTACTATCTGCACTGATACGACCTCTCAGACCACCTTTGAAAGTAAAGCTCTGGCTTAACACAGGAACTTTAAAGGTTTCTTTTTTATTGGTCTGAATGGTTACCCACTGCCCAACCTCAAGCAGTAAATGCCCTTGGTAGTTTAGATTATACGGATAGTAAGTCAGGTTTTTCAGCTTGTAATACAGGTCATCTAAAGCGCTCTGGGTCATGAAGACATTGTCCAGTTCCAAAGACCGACCTGTCTTCATACCGACCGTCAGAGACTTCTTGTCCGTCTTACAAGTGATACCAGCTATCTGATACTCAATCTCACTCTTGGTCAAGCCATGCAAGAAGTAACTGTCAGCGTTGATCGTGATGTTTGACTCGGTCAAATCACGGATTTCCATCTTACCTTCTCGGTTGAAGAAACAAGACATCCCAATCATCTGAGTCATAGCACTCAGCATATCCCTGAATGAAAGTTTCTTGCCCTCAGGAACTTGCTCGACATGATAACGCATAGCGCTGATTCCGAAATAGTCATTCGCTAATTCAATGCCTGTTTTCAGGCAGATTTCCTGAATAACCTCTCGTACCTCAGCTGGAAAATGCAAGTCCGTCACATACTCACGATTGAGCTTAAACATACCGTCCATGAGCTCCAGCGTAGTTGTGTTTCGGTTCCGGTCAATCTCAATATCGTTGATGAAGTATTCTCCCATCTTGACCCACTGGTAGGTATCTCCAACCAGTAGCCCAATCTCAGGGTGTAGGATATCCAACTTATTGAATGTGGTTATGATGCTGGTAAAGGTAATCTTACCGCTACCAGCGCACGTCCCACCGGGCTTATAAGTATCGCCCTTGATGTAGCCATACTCAAAACTAGCCTCTTTGATATCCCGTGAAGCATAATCACCAACACGGATAGCCAGCGTCCTGTCCTTAGCAAACATGGCTCTGTCAAATTGTCGTCTGGTTAAAGCGTCCATTTTCTTACCTCTCTACCAGATTAAATTTAGCGCCAGACCAGGGTTTAAACTTCTCAGTAAAGGTATAACTTGGGGCTGTCCTATCGCCGACGTAAAAAGTCCCAGTCGTCTGACCTTTAACAGGGTCAGGGTATGAAACTTCAAAAAAGACTGCTGACACGGCATTTAAAAGCTGACTCATTTCTTCCTGAGTCAGCATGCCCCATTCACAGTCTAACTTGCGCTTAGTCGTGATACGGTCACGCACCATGTCGCCATTGGCATTACGCCCTGTCTCTCCATCTATATCCTGAATACCGACTTGAAAAGATTTGGGAGGCTTCACAGCCACCCCATTGATTGTCAATTGTGCCATTTAACCTCCTAAATCTTGAGCAAGGTTTGACCTGCTCGTTCATGTTCCTTGTTGATTTCTTGGATTGCTACCCGACCGAACTCATGACCTGCGATTTGGATAACGATGTCGCCAGCCGGTAATGAATAACCTGTAGGTGCATTGTTAACAGGCATTCTTTCAGCCAATTTTTGAGCCAAGATAGAAATCCAACCTGTATTCCGTTCAAGGGGCATTACTGCTTCTTGGCCAGCTTCTCCGACCCCGATAATGCTAGGAGAGTTGAATACACCTCCTCGTGCATACCAATCTACAGAGAATGATGGAATTCTAGGAGGCATCAAACTAAAGCTACCAGATATATTAAAGTGAGGGAGTTTGATTTTTGGCAAGCTCCAATCAAAGTTAAAGAAGCTTTTTAGTTTATCGATACCACTTTTAACGATGTTTTTGGCATTATCCATTGCATCATTAAACAGATTCTTAAACCAGTTGGGGATTTCTTTCAAGGCATCTTGCATGTCTTTCCATCTATCACCAAACCATGAACCGATTTTTTGGAAAGGATTCTGAGTTTTCTCTTTTGCACTCTCAAATTTCTCTCCAAACCATGTATCAGCTTCTTTTACTCCGTCTTTGATATCATTCCAACGGTCACCGAACCAAGAGCCAACTTTTTCAAAAGCTGAGTTCACTTTATCCCTACCAGATTGGAACTTATCGCCAAGCCAAGTGTTTGCATCTGAAAGAGCATTGGTAACATCAGTCCATTTTTCTCCAAACCAAGAGCCTAAGTTGCCAAATATATTTCCAATAGCGTCCCAGCCCTCTTGAAATTTTTCTCCCAGCCATGATCCAATCTCTGCTAACGCATTCGTCACATCCGCCCATCTATCACCGAACCATGAACCTAGATTACTGAAGATGTTAACGATAGCGTCCCACGCACCTTGGAATACACCAGAAAACCACTCTCCGATGCCAGAGAATATGTTCACAATGGCATCCCACGCTTGCTGGAATTTCTCGCTAAACCATTGACCTATCGGCTCAAAGATTTCTTGTAGTTTCGTCCATAGACCGCTGAAAAATTCGCCAATCGCTTGACAAATACCATTGATAAAATCACATAGCCCTTGCCATGCAGTTTTAGCGAACTCGACAACAGTGTCCCAGTTTTGATAGAGCAAAACACCGATAGCAATTAAGGCTGCGATTGCTGCAATAATCCATGTTATTGGACTTGTCAAAACTGCTAACGCTGCATTAAAAGCCCATGTTGCGGCTGCTGCAACTCCTGCTGCAACCGATTGAGCGATTTCCGCTGCTGCTGCAAGTCCCATTTGTGCTGCATGAACACCCCACGCTAGTGCTGATTTACCAAGTTCTAAAGCAGTTTTTCCTAGCTGTGCAATTGTTTTACCTGAATTGACCACAAAATCTTTTGCATATAAGGTATTCAAATACACGCTTTCTGCAAAATCTTTTATCTTGTCGACTGTTAAGCCTTTCACAGCACTAACTAAATCAGTAAAAGCTCCGCTTAGTTTACCAATTCCTGCTGCAAGACCACCAGCCTGCTCAGCCCAAGACATGAATTTAATACCTTCCCAAGCTGTCGATATCAGACCGATTGCAGTGGCCATGGCTGAAACTATCTCTCTGTTATCCTTGCACCAATCGGAAAAAGCAACGAAAGCATCGCTAACGACTTTTACTGTATCAGCTAGAATTTTTAAAGCCTCTAAAATAGCTCCGCCTAGCACATCGGCAACTTCACCAATGCTGATACCGAATGTATCGGCTAAAAACTCAGCAAAAGGTTGCATATTATCTTCCCAGACTTGTTTGAGAACATCAACCAGTCCTCCAAAAGCTTGACTTAAAGAATCAATTGCTGGACCGATATGATTGTTATAGACATCTTCAAATCCATCAGAGAATCTTTGAAGTGCTGGAGTAACATTGTTGTCAAAACTGTCTAAAAAGACTGATACAATTTGAGAAATACCGCTAGAAAGAGTTGTTATAAATGGGCTAACATGCTCATCATACACCCGGCTAAACGCATCTCCAAAACGGTTCACTGCTTTCTCTATTGTTTCGAATACTGGAGCAATCGCATCTAAAGCTCCCTGTAAGGAACTTGATAATTTCGGAGCGTTATCTGTCACAATGCGTTCTAAGCCCTTGAATAAATCACCACCAAGTTTGCTTCCAATCTCAACAGCTTTTGAACTCAAACTCAAAAATGTTGACACAATAGCACTACCTATACGAACCGCACCAGTTGAAGTAATGACGTCGTAGAAAGCACTAGAAAAGGCCTGAGCGATGTTCCCTACTGCCTCTGCAATGTTACCAATATTATCAAACAAAGCGACTAGCGCTCTGATAATGCGTTCCTTTTGCCTTCCAAGACCATTTGCAATACTTTCAGCAAGGAAAACACCGATACCCAGACCAATAGTAGCTATTGAGCCTGTCACTTGCCCTAAAGCATAAGCAATTTTCTCAGCCATTCTGTTGAAGGCATTCACAACCCTTGGGTCAGTGGCGATTTCTCCCAGTGTCTTAGCTATTTGGTCTAAGGCAATCTTGATACGTTCTATACCTTCTGGTCTAAACGCTGCATCAAAACCTTTCTTGAAAAGGTCAAACAACCCTTTGAGCTTATCCCCAAGGCCATCGAAAATGCTCTTGAATTGGTTATCCATGTCGGTCAACTCGACTTCTGGCAAGATGTCTTTGAAAGGTCCGCCACCGACTCCCTTTCCTTTACCACCTTTGCCTCCGCCGCCTCCTCCAGAACCGCCTGCGTCGTCGTCTTTTGGTTTTTGCAAGATGTTAATCTCATCAAATCCCATCAGACCAAGCAATTCTTTAGCTGCTTTCTTGGCGTTTTTGGCTGAGTCTCCAAGATTGTCAGCAAGTCCTCCTGCTGAATCTCCAGCGTCGTCTACTGCATCAGCAAGATCTCCTGCTCCGCCTGCAGCATCTTTCATGGCATTACCCATGTCTCCAACTGCTCCACCAACACCATCTTTCACTGTTGCTTTCTTGTTGAACATTAAAGCGATAAACTCTGCAAGTTTAGCAGTCACATTCTTCAAGACCATAGCGAAAGAGTTCAAGACAGGCATAATGGCGTTGATAATCGGTAACATAGAGTTACCAAGGTTCAATGCACTATCTTTCATCAGTGACTTAAACAGGCTGATACGACCATTTACAGAATTGGACAAGGTATCCCCGTACTTGGCTGTAGCCTGTTCCAAAATTGCCATAAGGCGGATTTGTTGCTGGGTTTGATAGTCCAACTGTTGCCAGCTCTGTCCGTTTGCGAACTTCTTAAAGGCTTCAGTAGATTCAATCATAGCAACTCCAACGTTGATTCCTAGGTCCTCAATTGCTTCGGTGTTCCCTAGTAAACCAGAGCGAATCCGCTCCATAACGTCTGTAATGCTACGCCCTGAGCCCTCGGCAACAACTGCCGATGTCTGCAACATTTTAGCTGTATAAGCACTTAGCTTATCCGTATCTTTGATAAATCCAGAAAATAGGTTTGAGTAGACTGCACCATAGTTGGTCGCCTCACCCACACCCATATTCATAGCGTTGGCGTTATCGTTAACCCATTTTAAGAAAGATTGCGAACTCTCGCCCATCTGTCGCTTGATTTGGTTCATAGACGCTGATACTTCAAGAGCTGTCTGCGCTGAATACATCCCAACATCAAGCAATTTCTTACCAAGGATTGCAAAACCAGCGAACTTGGCTAGCTTGCCAAACGCACTACCGATTGAGTTCGACTGTTCACGAACTTTGGCAGTAGCATTCTTCACTTGGTCAGATGTTCCTTTGACCTGATTCTCGACTTCTTTCATCTTCTTCCTGAAAGGCGCTATCTCAGCGTCAATCATGACTTTCAATTCATCAAGGGTTGCCATTCACTTCCTCCTTCCTTTTTCGATTATGTCTTTCTGCAAATTCACGCATCCGTTCCTTATGTAACAAAAGCGCTTGTCTCTGTCGTTCCTGCTCCACCGCTTGTTGTTCTTCTACAAATAACTCAGGCGCATATTCCCAGAACTCAAAGACTTTGGCATCTTTGGATAATAATAAGGAAACGTGGTTGGATATCATCTGTGAAAGTCTATAAGAGTCAATAATCTTTTCTTTACGCTCTTGGATTTTGACACGGTTATAGCTTTCAATCATTTCCCTGATTTCAAGTACCGTTAAATCCCAAAAATCAAGAGGCTTGCCCCCGATATCCAAAAACATAGGGTAAAGCCTCTCAATAATCTGCGTTACCGTTAAGATTACTCGACTACTGTCATTTTCTTCTTGGAAGTTTTCTTGCCCTTGCTTCCTCGTGGAGTAAAACCCGATACTTCAAAGAGTGGCATTAAAACCTCTGTCATGAAGGTTGTTTGGTCTCCACCGTTGTCTACGTATTCATCGTATAGATCATAGACATCCTCAAGAGAATACCCATTCTCATACTTTTGCAAAGCTCCATGAATCAAGAGCAATACAACTTTCAAAGGAGGCAAAGGAAACTCTTCGCCAGCTTCAGGCATGAAGATTTTCAGTAAGTTCATACCGATTTTTTCTTCAACTTTTGCTGCTTGATGAGATGAAAGTCGTAGTTTCAACTCTTTCTCATCGCTAATCTTCCAAATTGAGTAAGGTAACGCCATTTAATTAACCTCCAATACCATCAGTGAATGTAAGATCAGATTGCAAGGCAATCTTCAAAGTGAATTCGATAACGGCATTAACACCGCCACCGCCAAGTTTGACAGATACTTGACCTTCAAAATTAACCTTAGTACCGTCTGGGTAAACTTGTTCAAAATAAAGTTTTTTCTTGGCGTCCGCTGCATTACGCAATACACGGTAAGGAGCAGTTGCGCTATCGTTTTTGTAAGAGAATTTGTATTCCAATTCCCCTGCATCACCGATACCGAACTCATACATTTTTACTCTATCTTCAAGAGTAGTATTCTCTACTTTTTCAGGTTCAATACCAAACTCTGGCACTTCTTTCAATCCAACAAGTTTAGTATAGCTACCTTTTGTTTCGCTATAAGAAAGCGTAATTCCATTTGCTAACATGTTTAATTCTCCATTCTAAATTGAAAAACAAGCTCTGAATGTAAGTCAACGACACCTTCAAAACGCATGACCTTATGTCTCAAATGAGACGGGTCTGGCACGTCTTGGCAGTCGGTTCTTCTCAAACCTAAAGACTCAAAAATCTGATTGATTTTAACAGCTAACTCACTAGTGCTGGTATCATCAAAAATATCCACCTTATAGCGGATAGATGATTTTTGTTCCTGGTCATCAAACCATTCACCGGGCTTGTTTTGTTCTTCCAAAAAAATAACGACTGGGAAAGTCTCCCAATCGCTAGGATAAGTATCGGTCACATTATCTGCGACCTTTTGCAATTCTTTATAAATAACAGGCTTGATATTGATCATTTTATTTGTTCTCTTATCTTTCTACGGACATAATTCGAAATATTCTTAGACACACGCTCTTGATTGTCTCTCAAAGCTGGATAAAGATAAGGCTGTGCAGGTTGACCATACATCTTGTAGAACTCCCCAATCTTTTGAAAGTGGTAAGGTCCTACATTTATTTGGTCTTCATGCACATACCAAGGATTAGACTTGTAAGTCACGCTGACTTCTGGAGAGATACCAGAATGGCTAGCTTGTCCTTTTGGTCCTGTTCCGAACTCAACGTAAGGAGCGTATTTAAGATTGGTGTAAACCTCGCCTATAGCCTTATCTCCGTCCATTTTAACCCTAGTCTTGATACTATTTCTAAGTTCTCCATTGTTGCCTGGTGCTAGTCTTCTTGCATCAGCTTGGACAACCTTTTTAGCAGCATTGTGTACCGCACGTAAGACGATATCCTCGCCAGTTTTTTTACTAGCCAATCGTCTACATTTAGCTATAAGTCTATCTGCCCCTAGTAGCTCTGACACGCTCTAACTCCAAAACTTGATGATGTGTGTAGACCTTTTTAGAAATAACCCTGTGAGTCACTTCCGTCTGGCTATCGATACACACACCATCTTTTACTTTGATAGTAGCTGACTTGTTGGCATTTGCGTTCAAAATATCGTTGACACGCTCACCATACAATTCAGATTGTAGCTTGCTACTAGCTGGCCACAATTCAAGGCGGACTGTCTCAGTTTCCTTGGCATATCCTTCTTTTGCGACGCCTTCCTCTGTAACAGTTTTTTCAAACCGCCTCATAGGATAAGGTTTCAGTCTACTCTGCTTCAAAAACATGGCCTGCCACCCTTGCTAGTCTGTGCATGCGTATACGCTGTAAAAGACCCGTAGACAGGCCGTTTTCTCCGTACACTACTGCTATACCACCCTCGGTTCTAGAATGCTCTCCTTCCGCTCCTGAGCGGTTGTGGAGTTCGATAGCAACCTCAGGTATTAAGAGACTTAAAGCTGGTGTCAAAGATATGCGATTAGTCTCTGACAAGATAAGATTAGTAGCCCTCGTTTGGAGCAACATGAGAAACTGAGTATCTTCTTCGCCTGTTAATTTCTTCAGCAACTCTATAGACATATCAATCCTCTTCTAAAAACTCAGGTTCAGGGAGGATTTCCTCAAGAACATCTGAAATAGCGACACCATTGCTTGCAAAATTGTCAGCCAGCTCAGCATAGCGCTCCTCAGTAATCTCAAATTCCTCTCCTGCCAGTCGTTTCACATTTGATTTCCAATCATAGAAATCTCGTTTGATTTTAAATTTCACTTTTTAAATCCTCCAACACCTCTACAATTTCGGCTTTTGATAACTTATAAGCGCCAGCTATGCCAGCTTCTTTAGCTAGATTCTTCAACTCTTCTAAAGTCTTATTCTCTAAATCAGAATACTGGCCAGCCTGCTCCTCTTGGATATAATGACGTCGTAGCAATAAGCTCATATCGTCACCTCTTACTCGCCGAATTTTACAACTCGTGTAGGGTCGTATAGGTAAACACCATAGTGCTCATCACCAGTGATAACCGTTGTCTTTTTAAGGATGTCACGGTCTGTTTCAATAGCCACATCACGTTTTAGCATGATAACAAACGCACCATATTTGTTAGCATCGTCTGTCTGAGTTTGGCTAGGAGAGACTTTGACAAGGAAACCTTTACCTTCTTCAACCTTTTTAGAGCGTACAATTTGCACACCAGCAACTTCACCAAAGGTTCCGGAAACAACCATATTTGCTCCAAGCTCTGAACCTTTAATCCATTCTTTCGCCACTGCAGTTTTTAGCTTAGTAGCATCTTTAGGGTTGATGATGGCAACATACTGTGCATCTTCTTCGTCCTCAAAGATATCTAGAGCTTTATCGATTGCCTCAAGAGTTGTTGGAGCTTCTGAGACGTGCTGAGTTGCGGTTTTAGCAACTTCTACAAGATCGTTATCAATCTTATTAGCAATAGCCAAACCAAGCTGGTAAGTCGCTTGACCTAGTGGGTCGCCAAGACCTGACAAAAGAGCTTCATCGGTAATTTCATAACCTTTAGCAGCCTTTTTGATGGTCATAGTGGTCTTTTTAGTAGTCAATTGGTCTGGAGAAATAGCTTGACCTTCTTCAACCTCTGTCGCATCTCCTGCATACTCCCATGCTGGAACTGTTAGAGTGTTCCCTGGTTGGCCTTGGAGTGCCGTTTCCACATAAGCGAGTGGAGTAAATTTAATCAATTTAGGTAGTTTAGCGGAAACCATGTCCGCCATTACTTCTGGGTTAACCATAGTGGCTAATTTAGTTTGTCCTGCTGTCATTTATTTTAACCTTTCAATTTCTTATAGAGTTCTGGGTTATTTTGATAGAGTTCATTTCGACTCTGATAACCCATACGAGCAAATTCTTCTTTTGTGACACCGTCACTATCGACTGGTGCTTGCTTCATTGGAGCTCCGCCTTTTAGCTTTTCTTGTACGCCTTTTTGCACGGCTTGCTCCCATGATTTCTGCAATACAGCGACAGACTGCGATACCGTCTCTGCGCTTGTCAAATCAACTACATTCACTAACTCAACAGGTAAGTCACGTTCACTTAACATTGCTTTAGCTTCTGCGGTCAATTCCTTGCGTGCAATAGCCTTTTCACGGTCAGCTAGTTCTTGCTCACGCTGATCCAACTGATATTTCTGTTTCTCATCAGCGTTCATCTTGGAGAGTTTCTTAGCTTCGTTTTCCTTGGCTTCTTGCTCTGATTTCCACTTGGCAAACTTCTTATCGATGATAGCATCGACGTCTGCGTCCGTGTACTTCTTCTCGTCTTGCGGTTGTGGTGCAGGTTCTGCAGATACCTTTTGTTCTTCAACCGTTTCGACTGTTTGTGTTTCTTCGTTCATTGCGAACCTCCTATTTTTAAAGTCGTCCCCGACTGTATTTTCCATAGCTTTTAGAGTCTTCAATGCTTGGACAATATAAAAACCGCCTCGATTTCGATGCGGTTAGTTTTATAATTCGATTCCTTCGATTTCTGATCGAACTTCGAGCCAGTATAAATACTGACCCATGGCACGTTTTTGATTTTTTAAAACTTCAATTGAGCATTTTAGCTCAAATTCAAGCGTACCAGCTTCGTATTTGATAACCATTTTATGTAATTTTGTATATTTATCCTTAAGCGAATTATACTCATCGATAAAGCCTTCTTTCCAATCTTTCATTTTTCTGTTCCTTTCTTTATACCTTCAATTATTTCGCTGATTACGGCCATAATAATAAATATTAACAACAAAAATACCAACCACCCAAAGGCGATTGATACCCAATCCCATATAAACATGTCTTTACTCCTTTCTAAGCATCATTTTTGAGGCTTAGCATTCCTTGCCACCCATTCTTTGAAAGCATCAAAAGTATTCATGTTTTTAAGAGACAAATACTTTTCAACTTCTTCGATGGCTTTATCGACCGATTTGTCGTCAAAACAATAGCCATTACCCGATAAATCAAAAATTTTATTTTGTTTCTTCTTATCAACAATCCATAACTCCTCACCATGCCAAGCACTCTGTGGGTCATAACATTTCTTAGATTGTATCTCAAGTCTGTTGTCTTCAATCAATTCTATCAACTTTTTGTACTTATTCATCAGATTCTCCTTTCTGGGCACGAAAAAAGCACTTAGATTTCTCTAGGTGCTTTTCTAAATCGTTTCAAGTTTTAGATTCTTGACAAATTCATCCCATTCGTCATCTAACTCCTCAACAGTTTTGTTTTTATTTCGTTCATAGGCTTTTTTTAACAATTCATCCAGATTGTCGTCTTCGGCTTCTGGCCAATCATAATCATACTTCTCAATCATGTCAATCAATCCTTCCAAATTCAAATTCAAACAGATTAGAAAACATTTCAAGCGTTTTCTCTTGTGCTATAACTTCATTATAACCCATTTTTTTGAATTTTTCAATTTGGTGAGAGTATTTTGAGAGTGCTATTTTTGGTATTCTCTTATTGGGTCTGGTATACCAATACACGCTTCCATCGTGGCCTATCGTTAAACCATATTTTACAGTATTATTTTTATTCCGTTGTTGTAAGGAAGCAAAGTCACTGAGCGATGGAGGATAGCCGGACGGATGATTGTGAATCGAAATAAGACTTTGTTCAGATTGTTCTTTAAAAGCCCTACTGACTTGGTCGTTATAAACTACACCTTTTGTCTTTCTGGCTTTATTTGATAGCGCAACAACCCTTCCTGTATCTGCATTAAGCAAATAATAATCTTCAAATGGAGTTCCGTTTCTATGCTGCAACATCTGTCTTGAAACTCTTGCGATAGGTTCGGATAGATGTGAGGTCTTTGGATTGTTTTTTAGTTTGTCAACAAATTCATCACTTCGTACATAATCAAGATTCGCTCCAAACGGCCTACCACTTAACTCTCGTTCTCGTGGTTCTGTAACATACTTGCTATACCACTCTTTGTAAGTCATATCAGCAGGTACTAGCTCAGTCTTACCTGTCACTGGATTCCTTGCTCTGCGCTTCAGCTTGCTGTAGTCTGCGTCCTCATCGTATCCGACAGTAGTAGACCTACACCAAGGGTGCATAGGCGGACAATTGACGCCAGGGACAGCCTTATCCCTATCATAGACCTGATTATCATGCTCCTGACAAATGCGTGATGTACGCTTGTCTAAGACGGCCACAAAGATATACTTTTCTATATCTGCTTCTTCATAGCTGAGTAGTTCCATCTGGTTATGAAAAAAGGCTGATTCTGTTCGAACCAAACGCCTTGCATCATTCTGACCTACATCGAACCTCTCAGCAATTGCTTGTGCAGTTTCTCGTGTATCTCGCCCTGTCATAAGACTTATGAGTAGTTCATCTTTTATGCTAGAAGTAAGCTTCCCTGTATTCTTCCAGATGTCTGTTGAGTAGGTACTTCCGTCATCTAGCCAACTAAAAGACTGTAGATGTTTAATCTCGCTCTCAGGAATCCCAGAAAAGCCATACGCTAACCCTGTCTGCTGCTGCAGGTCAAAGGTAGCCTTGTAGTAACTATCCTTCATCAGGTCACTATAAAAGGCGTCTGAGCCCGTTTTCTCCGAATGATAGATAGATTCACGCATACGATCTAAATCGTCGCTCAAACGCTCTAGACGCTTCATACGGAAAGAATAAGCTGGACTGTCTAAGTCAGCAAGCAAGCGTTGGATGTTCGGGTCATTCGGTCTCGCTTCAAGTACTTTACGAAGTTCATTCAGATTTTTCTTGTCTTTCATGTTCTTCAAGACTTGTCTAGCATCTACCTGACTTAGACCATAATCGCGTTGGAACTTATCGAAAATCTTATTGATTTCCTTATCCAAGTATGTCTTAGCTTCCTGATAGATCTTATCGAACTGGTCTGCCTGCTTTTCGGCCTTGTCCATCTGTTGGTAAATCAGATTGGCTTTCCTCTTCGCCCAATACTCCTGGTTCTTCATCCTCTACCTCATCTTCGGGTTTCGTGTTGTCTTGGTTGAACATTGGCATTCTTTCCATGTTCTTCTCTTTCTCTTCTTCCAAGGCTTCCAGCTCAGCATCAGGGTCTTCCACGAACGGCAAGAGAGAAATAAGCTGCCTATTCGTTACTTTACCTTCAAGATTGTTGATGATTTGAGACAACTCTAACAAGTTCTTAGGTAAACCACGGCTAAACTGCGGCACGATTGAATGAGACTCTAAAGCAATCTGCTTCATACCCAAGTAATGAGCAAAGATAGCAATCCGTTGTCGTAGCCCACGCTTGTAGTTCGCTTCCTTGGTCTTGGTAATCATCTCAAGACCCATTAGTTTGAATTCCATGGCTACGCCCGACGTGTTCCCTGCGAAATTCTCATCAGTCAGATTAGGCACATGGCTGAATGTGTAGATGTCTTCTTTCAGAGCTGTACGCAAGATTTCAGTAGCACTTTCGTCCAGCGTGTTCTTCAAGAACTCAGCTCTTGCACTATCGCCCGGCAATTCCAAAAGACCTTCTTCAGAAAGAATCTTCATCGCTACCTTAGCGTCTTCTGGAGTGTCTGCTAACTGTGTACCATACAAGACTAGGATAGACTCTACTGCCTGTTCCTTGTCATTGACACGGTTACCCATCAAAGAATTATAAGCGTCAATCAAGCTAATTTGTTGCTCGTAGTCGCCAATTGTAAAGTGATTGTTGCGATATTCGATAATTGGAATTTGACCAAGATTGTGAGGTTCTACTTGCTCATTCTGAGTTGTTCCTGTGCTTGAATCACGCAGAACCATGTGATAGTGCAGATTTTCGGTAAAGACCTCAGCCTGGTACTTAGTCGTGTCTTTTGTATCATCCTTGACTTGATAGTAATAGACCGCAAACAAAGGCTTCCGCTCAATGCTATCATCGTAGACCATGAAGGTATTCTCTGGATCAATACTAGTTGAGTCCAACTCAGTCAATCCCTCTTTAGCATAGATATATTCATAAGCACGACCATAGATAGCCATATTCAAAGCATTCTGCGCATCTACTTGGTCAATCTCAGCGCCATCAAATGCTGTAAGTAGTTCATCGATATCACCGTCAGCAGTGTTATTGTACTTGATAGGATTGCCCATAAAATAGCCTGTAGCCGTGTCTGCGATATCCTTGGCATGATTGGCTACCGTCTTGTAATTGGGTGCGTTCTCGTTGCGTCTCTTGTGTTCTAAGATAGCATGCTCACCCAAGTAGTAGCTTTTAAGCTTCTTCAAACGTGAACTTTCAGTGCTGTGTTTCGTTATCAATTTGTAAATCAGGTCTTTCTTCAAAGAACCCTCATCATATCCATCTCTTGGATAGGTTAAATATTGGTACATGTCTTTCCTCTCTATAGACCATAATCAGAACGTCTGCGGACGGTTGCTTTACCACCCTCAATACATTGAAGGCTATAACGTAGTGCGTCCATTAAGTGGTTATTCTTATCTTCTGGCTTGTTCAACCAATTACCTTCTTTGTCACGCTGGTAGCAGTAACTATAAAATTCATCCATGATGTTTTTACAGTCTGGATGCACATAAATAGCGTATCCTTGTAACTTGGACACGCCTGCCATAATACTATCCTTACCTTTACGACTCTCTTTAATTCGAGTTATACCGTGTTCTGACCTTAATTCCTCAATCAGTCGCAATTCAGCACTATCGGCAATGATTTGTGAGCGATGATAACCTTTGTCTTTTATCATCTTCGCAACTTCTCTGGTTATCAATCCAACTTTATACGCCTCATCAAAGACATAAATCTCTTTCCTCGTGTCATTTATCAACGAACAACACAAAGCGGTTGGATCATGAGTAAAACCAAAGTCAAGACCGATACATAACTTATTAGCTGAATCTTGTAGTAATTCATCTTTATTGAACTCCTTGACAGTCACGTTCTCGTATATTAAACCTTCAGCAACTCCCCACTCGCCATCACACACGATTCTAGCCCGTCTTGGGTTTGTATGATACAAATCCTCATAGCGTTTGATATCAACTTCATCAAGCCACTCATTGCATTTATAAGTGGTCGTAGTAGCGAATGTATCAGCTCGTCTCGTATCTTCATCAAAGAAGACACGTTTAAGCCAGTGCCTCTCATTCCACGGGTTAAATGTGACTGTGATTTGTTTAAAGAAATCAGGCACGTCTAAACTACCACGGATTGACTCAACAACCGTACTGAATTTATCTTCAGTCTCAATTTGGTAAGCTTCCTCAAACCATGCCCAACAAAGAATACCAACGTCAACTGTAATAGATGTGATTTTGAGTTCATCATCCAAACCACGGAATAGAATCTTTTGACCAGTTGCTTTTATAGTTATTTCAGGTAAAGACTCGTTGAACTTGAATAAATGAGTCACACCCAACACATTACACGCCCATTTAAAATCCGTATAGGTAGATTGCTTGTTCGTATTCGAATATCTACGAATGACAAGCAAGTTAGCCCAGGGATGTTTCAAAAGACGTACGACGTAATTTAATGCAGTTGTCTTGGACTTCTTCGAACCACGGGACCCTTTGACTACACGATAAAGACTTCTTGAGCGCCAGAACTGTCCGTATCCCCCGCCTACTGTCTTAGGTAGGTCAACAACAATATCATTCTGTTTAATCTGGTATGTCTGACTCATTTGCAAACACCACCGTTCCAGAAACGTCTGCCTCTACTTTGTCTGTCCACATCTTATGTCGTTTACCTAACAATTCAAGAGCTTTATTCCTATCGCTGTTCTTTGTTGGGTATTCGACAAGTTGAGGGATTTCATTGTAGACTTTTACAGACTTACCAGTCACGGGATCAGTCATCAACTCAGCTACTTTCGTCGTGACTACTGTTGTTTCTTTCGCTTGTCCCGACGCGATTTCTGACAGCATCACAAGAATTTGTTTTTGAGTTAAGATTTTTTCATCTTGCAACTCCTCCATTCGATTTTTGATGTAATCAGAAATTCCGACATTATCCAACAATTCAGAAGATCTTGCTTTAGCATACTTCTCACTATATCCTGCTTTTAAAGCTGATTGATAAGCATTACCTGAGATGATGTACTCATCTGCGAATCGTCTTTGTCTTTCATTCAATTTTCCATCACCTCCTTTCACAATAAAAAAAGCCACACGATGTGTGACCTTTTCAAGACCTCTCACAGGTTTTGCAGGAATCGAACCCACGATAACAGTTTTGGAGACTGTTGTGTTACCGCTACACTAAAAGCCTTTTTTTAATGCAAGACGACTACTACCTTGCGTGTTAATTAGAAATAAATTTTCTGATTTATTTTTTTGTAGTCTTTAACGGCGATGCCCGGAATCGAACCGAAAAGTTTGAAAATACATTGGAGATAAAACCACTTACCTGTCACCGCCATGTGAGGCCGAAGCCTTGGAAAAATATAATAAATATAAAGGAGACGTCAATTGACCTATCACTTGACAATACTATTTTACCATGTAAATTAAGCCATTTCCTAGCAATTTACTTGCAAATATCTCCCAAAATTTTACGATAGACAATCAGCTTACCTTTTCGATAAGCTTCCGCAAATTCCAAAGCACCTCTACTAAGCATGCGGTAGAACTCACTTTCAGAATAACCTAAGTCCATATAGATAGCCTTGTCTGATAATTGGATTTTCATATCCATGTACTTCTTTGCAATAACCTGCCGAACGTATGGATCCATGATGCAGTTGACTGCTCTCTCAATCTCTAAAACCTCTGCTTCTGCATCCACATGTTCGATAACCATATTCTCAGTAGCTGTGTTCTTACCAGTGAATGTCTTTGGTTCAAATGAGTAGGTCGTTGTGATTTTAGGCAAATACTCAGCGCCTGCCATTCGGACATACGAGCGATAACTCTCTAGAACGTCATAGACATTTTTCTTGGTGAATTGCACGTCAACTTTTTTTAATAACCTCACAACATCGCTCCTTTATGATATAATATTTTTATCGGGTATATCACAAAGGAGTCAGCTATGCTGGCTTTTTTCTTGCCTTGCTCCGTTTTTAGGTGTATACTGTATGTATACGAAACAAAGGAGAAACAAATGAATACTGTTAAAACTCGTAAGGTTGGGAACTCTGTCACTGTGACCATTCCGAAAACACTCAATGTTCCAGAAGGTCAGGAAATGTTTGTCTACAAGGGTGTAGATAATGTCATTGTCCTAGCTCCAAAAATTCCAGACCCATTTAGTGGAGATGCAGACCTACGCATGGAAGATGACTTTGAGGGGGTGAAATTCCTTGACAGCGAAATATGATTACATTCCAGAAAAACAGGACATTATCTGGATTGACTTCGACCCGTCTGTTGGACGTGAGATTCAGAAACGCCGTCCTGCTATTGTCGTCTCGCGTAGAGAGTATTCGGAGCGGACTGGATTTGTGGCTGTATGCCCTATTACACACGGTCAAAGCAGACTAGAAGAACAAGGCCTGCTCGTTCCTGTGCGTTCCAATAAGGTAGATGGCTCTGTCAATCCACTCCAACTCTATACTTTTGACTTTAGAGAGCGCAAGGCTCAAAAAATCACAACCATGGATACAACCAGTTTTCAGAAGGTTGTCCAGCTCTACAACTTCATCTTCGAAGCCTAGTCCTTATGGATTGGGCTTTTGTTCAACCCTAAGCTACATCTTCACGTTCAATTAACGGCAGAATGCCATTGTCTTTTAAAATTTCATACAAGAAGAAGTGCCCTTTCACTGTCCATTTCGTATGCAAAGAGACATCTGGCATACCATTTTTATGTGTAATAGGATGCGGTTCAATATGCACATATCCTTTAGTATGATATTTAGCATAAGGCAGCCACACCTTCCCTTGCTTAAATATAATACCTAGGTCTTTCAGTCGCAAATTGAATTTTTTAGCACTTTCTCCATAGTTCTTAGCAATAGCAGTTGTAGAAATTAAACCCTTGTTAGCCAACATTACATCTACATAGTCTGCTTTTGGTTTCATTTCGTCTAGTTCGGTTTGTAATTTACTATTCTGCACTTCAAGTTCCTTATTTTTTGTTCGTTCTGCTTTCAGAGCTTGAAAAGCTGCAATAGCTAGGTCTGGATCGTTAAGTAGCTGGTCTGTCGCATACATTCCATACTTGCGGATAGACGGTAACACTTCACTAGTCACCCAGCGTTTAAACTCCTTAGCCTGTGGGAGCTTACTGGATAGGATGAGCGAGTAAAGACCAGACTCGTTGATGATGATAACACCTCTATTTCCAAAAGTACCGTTTTGGTAGTTTTGGCGATCTTCTTCATCTACGTGACGGTTTATATCTCGACTACCGTTTTGGTACCCCAGAATATCCGCAACATCTTTCCCGACTAGCCAAGGTTGACCCTCAATCTCTACCATACGAACTTGACCGAACTGTTCATTTTTAAAAATTTGTAATTCCATTTCCTTTATCCTTTCTTCATCTTATAAATCAACTCGCGGTTTTCAAGCATATCTGCAATTTCCGCCCAAGCCTCTGCATTTTTTTCCATCATAACATCAAGCACTTTTTTATTAGCAGGTAAACTCATAGCTTCCGCAAAGTTAACTTGATTATCTACCCAATCTTTGAACTGTTTATAAGTCCAAGGTTCTTCGTTAATTACTTCTTGCTGATTATTCAGCAGAATTACGTTATTCATTTGTTTCCTCTTCTTCTGTAAAAAAGTTAATAATAAAATTGATTAGATCATTGGCAAAAACTGCCATAAAAGTTGCCTGAACATCAAAGAATACTCTCGCCTGTTCCTCTGGAAAATGTTTTCTGACGATTGCAGCTAGAAGTGCGTCCCACTTTTCTAACTCCTCAGTCCTTGCTTCTGACCTAAATGCCATATGTAATTCGTTGATAAAATCTTGATTTTCCATGATTTTCTGTACGCAAAAAGCGTACCCTTTCTATAAAAACTGTTGCATGAATAAGGGTACGCATGGTATACTATATGCGTATCCTATTCATTATGAGTGGGTGCGAGGTTGCACGAAGTAATCGCTTTGGTCGGTGGAATACTTCGTGCTTTTTTTATTCCTCTAAACGTTGAGCAAGCTCTTCAACAGCCTGGATAATCGTATCTGATTTAGAAATTCCTAACTTCATAGAAACATCTGAAATCAAATCAAACTCATCCTCAGTTATTCTGACGGTCATTGATTTATTCCGCTTACTCTCTCCTTTTAGAGGTCGCCCCATTTTCTTTGCCATAACTATCTAGTAAAATACCAAATAGCCAAGGCAAGGACAGCAAGGCCAACAACACCTTGAACTTTTTCTTTCAAAGTCGTCCGCTCAATCGTAATTTCTGCACGCTTGAACTTCTTGTGGTAAAGTACATTATCTTTCATTTGCTTTTTACCTTTCCTTATGCTAGAATGAACTAAACAACAGGGTTTGGGGCTTTCGCCCCTCTCCCATTAGAATTTGATGGTTATCTTAAGGAATTTGAGGTTGAGTTCGATTGTGACCTCTTTTGCTTTGGGAAACCATCTTTTTTCTTGTCGTGTTTAGCCATCTGCTAAGTCCTTTCTGTTGGATTTGTTAGATTTCTCAACCTTACATAGACTATTATACCATTTGTAACGCATTAAGTCAATACTTTTTGCGTTACTTTTTTATTTTTCAACAAAAAAGTTCTCGCACCCATTCATTATTCAGTTTTCAAAGAACAAAATCATAGCTTATACTTCAAATAACGCTGCTACTTCCGCTAGTTTTTCAGAACTAGTATCTAGCTCCTGACTAGCCCAAATTTCAATTGGTGTCATAACATCACCTCATCCCCAACTTTCACTTTATCCCACTGCTCTTTAGTGACTACGAAAATCCCATAATCTCTGATAGTCACTGTATACAGCTTGCCGTGTCGTCCTTTCTCGACGACCTTACCAAATATCTCAGCGCCTGCGTTGTCTGCCTTATAGATAACCATTGGCTTTTTCTTTTCTAGTTCTGCAATCCTGTCCATCTGCCAGATGTTTAGTCCAGCAGAGACAAGAATCCAGATAGCTATGAATCGTTTCATTCTATGACCTCCTCGACAGTGAATTTAATTCGATGACTTCCAATGTTGAAGAAATTATCAACACCTATTTTCTTTTCACTTGATACAATTTTCATTGCAGATTCCATCACTTTTTTGCCAAATAAAAATTGATTTTCATAAAAGCGTTTTTGAACTTCGTCTAATTTTTGGTAAGGCGATACATAGTTTTGTTCAACCGCCATTTCTTCTTCAAATCTCCTCTTTTCATCATCAGGAGAAAGGGAATGATTGTAGATTTCTGGAAAATTCAGTTCTTTCAACTTCTCCAGACCTCTCATCATTTCTGAGTAAGCATTTCTTTCTTTTGCGTGTTTCTTATAATTCACAACTCCTGGTTGTTGTTTAGCTAAAAATTTAATCTCTGCATTAGAAAATTTGTACTTGATACACATCTGGACATCTATCCAAAAAACATCTGCGTCTCCTCTATGCCAATTAAAATCATTTCTTTCTAAATCTAATAGCAAATCAACGACTTCTTGACCACGTTGGCTTTCCAGCAATTCGTTGTCAACAGGCTTAGTTGCCATAACCTCGGCAATCCAGCCTAGCCAAACACTGTCTTCCATCACTCCACCTCCCCAACAATATCCAACTCCTTCAATAATTTATCTACCGAATCTTTAGTGATAGAAATATGACGCTCTCCGGCACTGTAAGGTCTTCGTAGAAATAAGATGTTAGGACCTAGACAGATGTGACTAATATCTTCTATATTGATGAGTTCGTTTTCGACAATCCCTCTGTAACAAGATTGGATTTGAATAAATTTCGCCATTTAGTCCACCTCCTCAATCTCAATCCCTGGGCAATCGAACACCCATCCGAACCCAGCTTCTTTGAGTTCTTTTCGGGTGTGGCAGTTGTGTGGATCGTCATCTGGTCGTACATAAGTCACAAAGAAGAAGAAGTCATTATCTCTACTGTGCAGATATTGATCCGTTTTTGGTATCTTAACTGTATACCGCTTCTCTTTCTCGACCTCGTAGCCGAATTGGTGCATGTTGACGAGGGTTTGAAATGTGGTTATTGAACAGTTCATCCATCTTTTAAATTCCGATTCCTCTTGATGATTCCAATTATAGATGTAATCCCAAATATAATGGTTTAAATCATGTTTTTTCTTCTCATACCAATCCGCCACAAACGGCGGAACTTTGACTGGTTTGGGTTCGTCTAGTTGTTTCACTAGATTTAAGATTTCGTTTCTTTCGATGTAATCTCTTGAACCATATCCAATCAACCGCTCAAGTCTCTCAATCAATTCCTGCTTATTCATCTTCCAACTCCTTTATTTCTACTCCTAATTCAACAAGTTCTTGTTTCAGCGTTTCGATTCGTTTCTGGATAACTTCTGTAATCATACCCGACATTGTCGCATCTACTTCTATTTTTTTCGAATATATTCCATGAGCCGTACCAAGAATATAATTAACTTCTTTCTTTGTGATACTAAGTTTATCCCAACAAATATGTTTAGTTCTTAGAAAGGATTCGTAATCATTAATCAATTGGTTGATGTTTCTAACTTTGTTTAAGTCTTTAAGCTTCATCTTCCAACTCCTCAACTCACCTTGTGGCTTTCCAGGTTTCCAAATTCTTGGCCATGGTTTACAAAATATGAACCAATCAGGATAGCGTCAGCTTCATCGTCTTTGACGTTCAGGTCGAATTCATCAGACACCTTAGCAACTGCCTGCAGCTTCATTGACTTTTTACTTCGGTCCTTGTAACTAAACTTCCAGTACTTGCGCCAGGTCGACACGTTCACGAAGTACACATTGTCAGCAATCAGTCGGCCAAGAATGATACCTGTCACAATTCCAATACTAATCATAGACTGCTGATTTGGCCCCATAACTGAGTTCTTCTCGACCACAATTGATTCAAAATGGCAGTCGTATTTCTGGAGCGCTCTCGATTGAATCGCTCGCAATTCACTAGCCATGAACCGCCCACGTTCAAAGAACGATTTACTTTTATGCTTTAAGACACCACTCTGGACAAGGTCAGAGCCGTGAAATACGGCCCATCCTGTCGCAGTAGTTGAAATGTCTAACGATAATGTCAATGAACTCATTGCAGTTCTCCCTTGAATCCACAGAGATCAAATAGGTTTCGTTTATTATTCTCAATAAGCTCAAAGAATTTCTGGAGTTCGGCTAAGTGGCGTTTTTCTCTCTTAACTCCAAGGCTTGTATGATACTCTGTCGGCGTTTTCGGTGTTACCCTAATGTCTAGCCAATAGAGAGGCTCGAACACATCGCCACTTGTGTCGAGAGAAACATCTGCGTCCGTATTTCTGAAATGCATCTGCATATCATATTCAATTTTATTTGTGATCGTGATGTTTTCATCTACTATTTCGAGTGCAATACTCGTTCCTGCTATATCGATTTTATAATTCATTAATTTTCTCCAAAAAAATGCGACTGCCTTTGTGAGAATTGGCTAAATACGGGCAGTCGCTCGTCCAAGATCACATGACCTTTACTGATGTTTTCTAGTTCGCAGTTTTACAAGAATGCACGGCTTGTTGATTTTTGAGTTGTTTCCAAAATGGAAATAGTTGGTTTTTCAAACTTAATAATCACTTTCAATCAAGTCATTCAAGCTAACTACTGCATTCAGTTTTTTCTGACTTCTGCAATAATCGCAATGACCACATTTTTTAGGCTCTTTCTGACCTTGGATAACGTCCCAAATTTCTACAATTTCAGACTTAATTTTGTCTAAACCTTCTTCAAGCCATTCATCATCGATTTTCAAAATGTCACGATCTGGCACGTTTTCCTTACTGACCGCTACAATGTATGGTCTAAAATCATTCCCAGTCATTTGTTTCAGCAATTCACGATATAAACCAAGTTGTCCATGATATCCAAAGTTAAGAATATTGTTAACTGCTGCAGGAACTTTCTTTTTAAGTTCTGCGCTCCATTCTTCAGCGTAGATGGACTTCATGGTTTTCAAATCCACGAAATAACCACGGCTTAGATTCACGCTATCCAGCTTTCCTTTGACTGGTACACCCTTGATTTCGCCATAGACGATCAACTCTTTTTGAACTTCATCCGATGGATAACCGTGATACAAATGATTAAATCCATCGTCATCCTTTAAACTTGCAATCATCTTATCGCCAATCACAAAGTCAGATTTTAGGTTTCCTTTATTCTTGCCAGTCTTGGCCAGGAGTTTGTCACCATTTTCATCCATGAACTGCTGATGTGCTTCTGGGCTTTCAAAGTAACTGTGAACATAATTTCCGAGTAGGAGAGGGGTTTCATCCCTCTCTTCTACCCATTGGCCACTATCAAGGGCAAATGCCTTCGCTTGGCATTGCTGATACCTCTTAAGGCGTGAGTTGGTCAACCAGTTTGTGTCCTGGTAGTAGTTCTCTTGTGTTAGTTCTTCCATAGCCTACTCCTTAATGTTGGTCGTGTTTCCCTCAAAGAAACTAAACTCTTCAAAAGCTTCACCCGTTTCTTCGTCAAAATCTGGAATTTCATCTGCTGGGTATTCTGTAGAGGTTAATTCGTCAGGATTTGCCGTTTTTTCAGCCGTTTTTGGGGTTGTTTTGGTTTCTTCGGTAAATTCTCCATCTACAACGTTCTCGCTCTCTGTGGGCGTGCTAGGAGCTTTTAAAATATCATCTAATGTTTCAACTTCTTCTCTCACTGGTTCAGCTTCTTTCACTTGGCGCTCGTTATCATACTCATTTTCTGTAGTACGGTTCACAGCATCAATAAATAAGTCATTATCATCACTGGTATTAAAGAACTGTTTAGCCGCACGATTGATAACTGTGCGCTTAGCCATTTCTTGAGGAAAATTATTCTGAACATTCTTTGTTTTTGCTTGTGCCCAAGACTTGTCAATTTCTTTTTTGGTCATAACAGTCAGGATTTTCTCCCCATCCTCTTTTTCGATAATACAATAAGCTCCTGCGATTGGATTGTCTGCATTAACCCAATCCGTTTCATGGCTAACAAAAACTTTCCTACCATTTTCGTTCTTAATTTGGAATTTGTCGCCCTCATAGATAACTTCTGCATAAATATCTTTCACTTCTGGTAATTGCTTAACAACTTTCATAGTACCAAAATATGACCTAGTCAACTTAACAGTATTTCCGTAAGGGATAAAATAGCACTGAGTCTTTGCCGGGCTAAGCCCTTGAGTTACCATGTCAAGGAGTGCATTGTAGATACTATCTTGAGTGCACATCTGGAGCAAATTCCCACTGCTGGAATTTTTTAGAGCATAATATGCTGAACTAAGTGCATTGCTAACGCTATAATTCTGTGCAATCATTAGCCCCTCGTTTTGCATTTCTCCAATGCGTGCTGCAACTGGTGATGTAATTTGTTTTTGTGTTAGTTCGTTTGTCATTTCCTTCTTCCTTTCGTCTTCTTCAAATTCCAATTTTCACGCTTTATACGCCGATTTTCGTTTTGCAATTTTAAAATAATATCCTGTTGGTCGTTGATGATTTCTCCGAGTTCTCGGCCAAGATGCATATACTCAGCTCGCCAGTTGTCGATTTCTGCAAGTAGCTCCTGAATCATACTTCATCACCCACGTATCGATACTGCCCACATCCAACATAGATGTACTCGCTTGGATCAAGTTCTTCACGTTCTTCAGGCGGTTGCATTATATCTCTGTCATAATCAAACATGCGCATACACCTTTCCAAGTTCCAGCACTCGTTTCACATATCTGGCCTTGGATGTTAGCCCAAGGTCCAGCAATTCGTTTTTTTCTTCATGATTGGCCAAAAGCCATACACGGTTTTCAAGTTCAATTCTAGTCATTTGCGTCTCCTTTGCTCTATCCCAAATACTTTGCATGGCGTGCTCTTCGTGGTTCTGGCAATGCTAATGGTTCAGGACGCAAGCCTACAGGCGGTTCATTGTCGTATGTGAAGCCCTTGAACTCTCTACGGATATTCTTGCGGATTTCTTGACGTTCTGCCTCTCTGCCACGGTCGTATGCATGGTTGTAGCCTTGGATAATCATAGACGCAAATTCTTGCTCTTCTCGCCTCTCCTCTTCCTTCTGGCGGATTTTCTCCTCTTCCTGCTTATCCATCTGATGAGCTAGAAGCCCTGCTCCGATAAATCCTAAAATCACTGCGCCAGTTCCTAAAAGCTGGCTAACTAATGGTGGTTCAAACATGTTTCTCTCTCCTATATTCCTAATTGTTTTTCTTTCTTGATATTCTCAAGCATTTCAGCTAAAGTTTCCTTCTTCGTACGATAGCGATTACGACTTTTCCATTTGACGAACATGCGAAATCCTTCGTAGTCGATAAATACAATCTTATGAGTTGGGTTATCAATGAACTGCTTGAAGTCTGGATGTTCTCGCATTTCACCTGCCCAGACTTTTGCAGTCCCTGGAGTCAACCCTTCCCACCTCTGACAAAGATGTTTGTAATCACCATGCGTGGCTTTTTCGTCCACATCAACTGGCTTATAAGTAATTTCTGTTTTAGGCATAGCAATTTCCTCTCTTTCGTGTTATAATTCAATTAGTAATTTTTGATATGCGCCTGATTGCCGTCAGGTGCTTTTTGTTTTATCTTAGTTCGTCTATGCTGATGCCTAACGCATCAGCGATTTTGCACATATTCTTAAAAGAAATACGCTCGGTTTTGATATTTCTGATTGTATTTGGACTGATACCAGCTTTTTCAGCTAATGCCTTCTGTGTCATCCCTTTTTCAATCAACAAATGCTTAAACTTCTTCCACACACATTGTTCCTTTCCCAATATATTGTGTTTTAAATATACAAAAAACACTACATATTGTTATTTAATTTAGATTACGCTATAATCATTCTTGACTAGGACCTCTCACCGTTTTAGTCAAAAATTCAACAGAAAGGAGATGATAGTATGGTAAATACTCCAATAAAACCTGGAACAGATAATCAGGAACCTGGTCGCTATGTAGAGGTAGGACCTCGTGGCGGAAAAGTTACTAATGGTCATACCGCAACTATCGGAAAAGGTGATCGGCTCCCTCCGACATCTGCTAAAGGCAACGGCTGGAAAAAAGTCTAATCTTCGTTTGCGTACAATCGTTCAATGGTTGTACGCTTTTTCCATACACAAAAGCACATTCCAAAAATATTGATTTGAATCCATGCTTCGGCGTAATCTTTCCCATTGCTGGCATAATGAGTTATATAATGGTGAATCATTTTATTCCCCCAATCTAATGGCTTCACAGCTAAGACGCTTGAATTTTTCTAAGTCTATCTGTAAATTGATAGGCTTTTTTTTGTAAACGCTCAAGAAAACTAGTGTTTCTTAAAAGTTTTTCTACTAATTCAGGGTCTGCCTTTACAAAGGTGGACTCTTTTTCTCCTCTATACGGATATCGTCTTGGTCTCATTTCATATCCTCGTCCTACTTTCCATTGCCCTGAGTTCTATCTCATGGCTGACTTGTCTAAATAGCTTCTCACACGCTATCTTTGCTTCTCTGTACGTTGTGTTTTC